CCCGGCTTCGGCGGCTATGAGCTTGAAGGCGTTGGACGGGTCTCGATACTCCGGCCCGAGGTTCGCGCCGTCCGGGTGTTCCTTCAGAATGCGGTCAAGAAACGCGGCCCGCTGTCCGGGGTCTTGGATACTGTCGCCAGCCAGCGCCATCTTACCAATGCGGGCCTTGGTTGCTTCGATGTCCTGACGTGAGGCACGCGCTTCGGCACGACCAGTCGCCGCCTTGCGCATCGCCAATTCTTCGTCCTGTCGCGCGCTTTCCTGCTGCAACAGAGCGTTCCGGCGGTTGCTGTCGATGGCATTGCTAATGCCGGTAAAATCCAGCAAGGCGTTCTGCGGCATCCGAGGGGCGGGGAGGTTCATAAACTGGACCATGTCAGCCCCCTGCCTTGCCGCCAGACGCGGCCTTGGCGGCAATCTCGCCGAAACGGAGTAGGTTATTGATCCCTATCCCCCGTGTCTCAGCCATCGCGTTGCCCATGTTTATGCGGTTTCCGGCCCGCTGCTGTGCCGCCCCATACGTCAGATTGGCCAGAGCGTTCCCGCGATCCGAGGCGTTCATCGCGCGACGGGTCATAAGGTCCGCTGTCTGTCCTGCGGTCTGCCCCATGATGTTTGCCCGGCCCGTTGCCATGTTGGTGCGAATGCCTGCGCCCGTTGTGGCCGCTGACTGTCCCGCGTTCTGCTGCCCCGTGAGGCGGTCAAGGTAGTTGTTCCAGTCTATCGACCCGCGTTCCAGGTTCTGCCGCGCCACGGCTTCCGCCGCAAACCCGCTCCCCGACATGCCCCGCGCGTTGAGCGACCGCATGATGGCCTCAGTCGCCATGTCCGCGTTTTGTTGCCGGAACGGGTCCGACGCTGCGAAGTTGTCGCCAAAGGCCCGCTGACGATCCAGACCATTCATGCCGAGCGCATCGGCTAGGAGCGCATTCGCCCGCGTGCCAGAGCCAATGTAGGGGTCCAGCAACCCCATGGCCCCGGCTTCGCCTGCCGTCAGTTCGCCAGTCTGGCCAGCCGTCGAGCTGTTCAAGCCCCTTCCGGCATCGCGAAGAAACCGGTCAGCCCCCGCGAACCCGCCCGTCATCTCCCCACGTGCGCGGGTCTCGCCACGGTTTAGCTCGTCCGTCGCGCGCCGGTTGGCTTTCGTGATGTCGCGCTTCTGCGCTTCACCCGTGAAGGCGTCGAAAAATCCCATCTTCCAGCCTCAGTTGACGATTGTTCTGTCTGTGACGCGCCGCCAGTTCGTGCCGTCCCAAAACGCGGGAACGGCTCCACCCGTGGCATTCGTGACGTAAGCCCTCGCCCCTAGCTGCGCCGACGTGGGCAGCGTGCCGAGGGTATAAGACGGGTCCACCGGGTTATTGATCAGGCTCACAATGTCCCTCAGCTTTGAAAACCACAGCGCCGTGATCCTGCGTTCCGGGTTGACCAATGGCTCCCCCGGTTGCGGAAGCAGAAGGTCACTCATGCCAGCGGCTCCGCATCAATCGAAGCACTGAGAAGCCCTGTCCGGTTGGACGATGAACACCGAAACCGGAACGTCCGCCCGTTGCGGCGCATCAGCCCCAGCCGGTTCCACTGCACCCGCGCATTCGATGCCCCGCCGACGCCAAGCGAACCCTCACGTTCTGGGCTCCAGTTTCGCCCCCCGTCGTCCGAATAGCTCATCAAAATCTTGGGATCGCGCTTAGCCGCAGAAGCCGAAGTCACGTCCCCAACGCCGGGCACCACATCGAGGGTCAAGTTATGGATGATCGCGCCCTTCGGGAACGCATCCACGGGAGCGGTCCAGACCTCCCAGACCAGCGGCTCCCCCGCCTCGTCATTGTATGCCGGCCCGATGTCGAAAAGTTCCCCCGTAGTGTCATCGCCCACCAGCACGCGGCCTTGCCATTCCACGGCGGCGCTGCACCGCCAGTCTGGGCGGCCATAGGTCCGCCGTTCGTGCCATGACCCTTCCTGGATGTCATAGACCCACGTCCACTGTGGGCACGTCATCGCAACGAACGAATGACCGATCTGGCGGCTGTGCCACGCGAACATTCGTATTGTGCTCTTGTCCGTGACCGCGCCAACCGCGCGCTGCACCGCCGGCGTAGAGATCACCTGCCCGCCGTAGCCTTCCATGATCCGAACCGTGCCGTCAGATGCCAGCCACACGACAAGCCGGTCCAGTTTCGTGACGGCCTGAGCGGAAGCCAGCCCCAGATCTATGTTGGCCACGGGCACGAACGGGAATGATGCCGTCGTGCTCGGGCTGTTCTGATGCCACTCGATAGAGTTGGCCCCCATCAACGCAATGTCGGTTTCCGTGGCGATGACGCGGAGGATTTCATCGGGCGAGCGCTGCGCTTTGCCAAAGTCGGTAGCGGCAATCGCCGTCGCGTTGTCCTCGCCCGTGATGAAGTAGCGGTTGAGGTTCGTCGGTATGATGAAAAACCCATCCTTCACGTCGATGGCCTGCGGCGGCCCCTGCAAATCGGGGTCCGTGTTCAGCGTCATCGTCGTGTTTTCGATGGTGTAATATTTATTGTCTGCTGAGACCAAACCCACCTGGACCGTAGACCGGCGATTTCGGGCCATCGTCACCGGGCCTTCGAGGTCCAGCGTCCCGATGATCGTAACCACGTCCGACGTATCCACGCTCCACACGGTTTGCCGGGTCACGCCATAAAGCCGGGTTTCAGTCGGGATCATCGCCCAGACCTTGCCCACGGTCGGAGTGAGGTAGGTATCAAGCCCCGTTACGGGATAGATCGCCCGCTCGTTCTTCGCGTCCGCCCCCGTCGTCTCGACATAGGCATTGATCAGACGGGCGTTGCCTTCGTACCCGTGCCGGGTTGGATTGGATCGGGTGGGCAGGACAAGCGGGACCTGGGGCATCAAACCACCACCCTGCGGAAGCACCATTCACACGTTCCGTCTACGATGATCGCAAACGTTCCGGCTGGAGCCGTGCTGCCCGACGTGCCGGCCGTGATGCACTCATAAAGCGCACCATTGGAAATCACCGTGCTGCGCAGAAGGTAGGATCGGTTGGCCTCCCATGCTGGAACTTGTGCATCTGGGGCCGTGTCCTGCTCATAGACATAGCCCGCGCCGGGTTGCCGAAGGCCCATATCAAACACGGATTCAGGAATGGGCATGTAGGCGGCTTGGAGCGCTGTCCAGCCGTCCCGAGCATCCCGCAACAGCACGGGGCCCGGGCTCTTGCCATATTCCTCCGCCAAGCGCACCGCGAGCATCGCCACCACGCCCGCTTCATGCCGGGCATCGAGTGGCAGCACATCCCCGCTCAGCCCGTCCGTCTCCCATGACGCAATCATGGCGTTGAGGGCTTCGGTGCCGGTCTGGATGTCCTCAGCCGCCGCAGCTTGCAGCGGGTCAAGAACACCAAGCCGCCTAAGCGCCCGCGTCGTCAGTTCCGTTGCCGTCGCCATCGGGCTCTACCTGTTCGGGCTGCACCTTGCGCGGGCGGAAACATCCGCAGCGCCGTCGGCATAAATCGAGAGGTGGTCCTTGACCCACCCATCCGGTGCCGGGTCGCCTTCCTCTGCTTCGATGATCAGATATTCAATCGGCCCGTGTTCGCTTTCAAACACGTTGGCCGCCCCTTCCGTGGGGAACCGGTAATACATGCGCCGCTCAGCCATGTGGCCTCCATAGATTTGGGGCGGGAGACAATTCCCCCGCCCCGTTATCGTTAGCCGCCAGACCGGACGACGAGACGCGGATCGATCAAGCGCCGTCCATATAGGATGTCCAGACGCCAGTTGCTCCGGTCGTTAAAGCCGTCGTAGTAGGGGATCACTCGGCATGAGAAGCCCTTGTACGACGCTGTCGCTGCCCCCACAGAACCCGGCGGGATTTCCAGCGGCACCACGGCCAGCGCCATCGCGTTCTTGTGATAGAACAGGTTCTGACGGAATCCCGTGCTTGCCGCACCAAGCCATGTGATCGCCGCGTTGGAAGCCGGAGCCGCCGTCACCGTGCGATGCGGACCCGAAGTGATGATCGGTGGCGACACCACAAGCGAGGTCGGACCCGAGCCGGTCGTGGTCAAAACAACAAACTGCTGCGGAATACCCGTATCAGCGCCGGTTTTGGGGTTCACCATGTTGACGCCGGCCAGCGTGAACACGTCGCCCGCGTTGACGATGCCGGAAACGGTCGTCACCGTAAGCGTCTGCTGCCATGTGTTCTTCACGTCGTCGTAAGCCACAGACAACGTGCCCGAGTTGAGCGTACCGCCCGAACGGGTGCCCGTGGTGTGCGTCGGAGTCACCTGCGACATGTAGGTGTCGATGCCGGCCACACGCCCCAGATCACCCTCCCGGTAAGCCGGGTTGGCAATGCCCTGGACGTTCAACGACACGGCCGGACCGATAAAGCCCCACTTGTCAGTAGGGTGCAGGACAGCGCAGCGGTCGTCCATGGGGATGGCTGCGAGGTCCATGCGTTCCGCCGCACGCGCGAACGACGCGAAGCCCGAGAACGTGGACGCCGGGGTGCCGGCGTAGTGGTAAGCACCACGGTACATCTGCGTCAGAAGATCGTTCGTGATGTGGTTGACGATCTTCGACATGCGGGGCTTGATCACCCGCGCCGTGATGTCCTCCAGCGGCATCTGGAGAGACATTTCCTGCGACGTGAACTGGAAATCAGTACCAATCTGCTGATCGACGGTCAGCGAAACCTGACCTTCAATCACGTCGGTCACGGATGCCGTGGCGCCCACACGCACCGTGCCATCTTCCGGCCGGCGGATGTTGATCGTCGCACCCGGCTTGTAGCCGTTGACGCTCTTGGAAAACTCCGATTCGTGCGCGCGGTACATGGTCTTGACGACGCTTAGATCGTTTTCCAGAACAGCAAGCGCAGTTTCCGCGACGATGCTCGCGGTCAATGACGTATTCGGCATTGGTATTTAGTCCTTCTGAGAGATGTTGGGTTCTCCCATCAGCGCAGGACGCCGGCTTTGCGAAGCATCGCTTGCACAGCGCCAACGTCGCCACGTCCCGGCTCTGTGGCCGGCGGCGTGCGTCCACCCGACAATGTCGAGGCAGGCTGAGGGGCTTTGGATGTGGTCTTGGCCGGAGGTTTGCCTACGCGGGCTTCCAAGCGACCAAGTTCGATCAATGCCAGAGCCGGGTTTGCGTCAAATTGGTCATAGAGAGCGTTTGCTTCCTGCGGATTCTTGGCAAGGTAGTAAGCCAGCTCCCCGCCCTTTTCGCTTTGGGCGATGAAGGGCGCGGCCCGCGTATGGATCGGCGTTTTGGCGAAAGCCTCGTCAAAGTCCGGGTGTTCAGTCCGAATGTCTTCGACTTGTGCTTTCCACGCTTCTGCCATCGCGCGTTGCGCTTGGATGCGAGATGCTTCAGCCTGCCGTTCGATGTCCGACGCTTGACCCTCACGGATTTTCGCGGCGGTTCGTTCGGCTAGGGCGTCGTCCGGGTCCAGTTCCGAATAGTCTTTCGGAGCCATCGCCCGTAGGCGCTGCACTTCGCGTTCTGCCAGTTCCGCACGAATGCGGTTCTGTTCCATTTCAGCCTTCATGTTGCGCCAACGCTCTTTGTTACGTTCGCGGCGCTTCAGTTCGGCTTCGCTTGGCTTGTCTTCCTTGCCTTCCAGCTGGTCTTTCAGACCGGCGGCGTCGTCTTTAGCTTCGCTCTCGTTTCCAGCGGGGTTTTCACCCTGCGGCGTGGTGGTGACGTTCGGCTCTGCGGCAACGGGTGCTGCCGTTTCTGGCGTAACCTCCGCCAGGGGGGTGGCATTGTCGGTCATTGTTTACCCATTAAAAAACCCGCCGATTGGGCGGGGTGTTACTTCCAGCGTTGCCCATCTGAGGGCGCGGCGGCGGTTCGGTCAGTTTCTTGATCTTCAACGCATTATCCAACTGTACACCCTTGACCCGTTCGGCCTCTTGAGCGGCTTTCGCCTGTTCTTGAGACACGCGGGAATCCTCTATTGCAGCGGCCGACTCCATAGCCTGCATTTCCGCTTGCATCTGCGCTTCGGCCATCGGGTCCGGTTGGGCCATGGCCTGCGCTTGTTCGGGGTTTTCGATCTGAAGAATCTGCGGCGGGAGAACCGCGCGGAGCCGTTCGGCCAGTTGTTCCGAGCCGTCAAAATCCATGTTCTTGACGATGATGTCGCCGCCGATCTGGCCAATTGCGGGGACAGCCTGGATCAGCTGCACCATCTGGTTGACGGTTTCCATGCGGCGAGACGCGACGGACGGGCCAAGCACCACGCGAACCGACTTAAACTTCATGGCGGACATATCGTTCTCATACCCACCGCCGACCGTGGGCTTGTTCAGTTCGACCGTCTGTTCCTGATCGTCAGAACCTATGATCTTCACAGTGCGAGTCGTGTCGTACACCTTCGGCATCATGTTGAGCATGACGCGGCCGGCGTGCTCTAGACCGTGTTCCAAGTTGTCCGTGTAATGGAACGTCGCCGCGTTGCCTTGCTCCTGACGTTGGGCGATGGCCACGCCACTGGACTCATTCGAGCGAGCCCCGAGCGAGGCGTCATATATGCCGGTCGTCTCTTTCAGGGACTCGCCCAACATTTGCGCCATCTGGACCATGGCGTTGGGCAGCGGAGAAGGCTGAATCTTCTGCGGGGCTGCACCTGGGGCGTCGGGGTCAGGATCATAGGGCAGGTAAGGCGTGGGGGATGTGTTGGCTTTGTCCCAAAGTGTCCTGAACTTATTGATCATCTTGGGCGTGACCAGCCAAGGGGTCTTGGGCTGCTGGCCGATGCTTTCCGCCGTCACAGACAGGTAGTAGTTGCGCAGCTGCGCCGGCTCCCGCTGGAATCTCACAAGGCCGTGGCGGTAGATGCCATCCTCTAGGGGGATTTCCGCCCCGATCACGGGGATGAGCGGTATCCACTCGCACGGGCACTCATACGTCTCTTCCAGCTGTTCCGCGCCGGATATAAGCGTCATCGTGACCTTGTGGACCTTAATGGGCCGGGTCGCGAGAATTAGGCCAGACCCTTCAACGCGCTTGCGGCTGTCGGGGTCTAATTCGTCCAGATTGATCGTGAACTCGCGACCTTCAAGCTCCAGCCGGGCAAGGGTCTGCTTTGTCTCGGTGCGCTTCCAGTATTCACCAATCCGAACCGTGTCTTGGTGCGACCATACGAGACCCGCCGCGCTCCGGCTGTCCGTGGCCTTGTCGAGACCGGCCAGCGATGCCTTCGGATAGCGGCGCTTGAAATCGTTCGTGGGCAGGATTTCCGAGACGACGCAGAAGTTCATGCTGGAGCGGTCGGGCTCCAGTGCGCCGGGGTCTGGGTAGACAGACAACGGGTTGAACACCCGCTTAATCACAATTTCTTGGTCGAAGCTCTCATTGTCCGTGTAGTCCGTGGCGATCCGAAACCAGCCGATCCCACAGGCGACCATGTGCTCCGTGGCTTGAGCGTAAACATGCGAAGCCGTCGAGTTGTATTGAATCCGGCGAAACAAGCCGTTGACGATCTCCGCGTGGTTCTGCTGTTCGTCGCTATCGGGCTCCACCTTGATCGTCGGCATGTTCTGCCGGATGGGGTTCGTGACCTGGCGCAGAAACTGGCCGATCTGGTTGATGGTGATGCACGGACGGCCCTTGCGCTCAGCGCGGGCGGCATCGGACCACTGAAAACCGGCTGCGAACTTCAAATCTTCGGCGGCTTCCCGGCGGTTTTCGCGGTCGGCCTCATAGGACGCATCCATAGCGTCCCGGCCTTCCTTTGCGATGTCGTCAGCCATCAAATTGCCATCCAGTCATTGGCCTGCGGGAGGTTGTCGAAGTTCCAGTCGGTTTCCTGTCGGTTCACAATCGAGGGGAACAACTGAGCGAGCGCCCAAACCAGCGCATCCACCCGGTCCCCCGTCGTATCCCCGGCGATGCCCAGCGGGGTAAACAACACCATCTGATCTTCGAGCCCTGGGAACGCGCCCACATGGCTGATGCGGTTCTGTTCGTAGAGCGCGGCGATGGGTTCGGCCCGCGTGACCTTGCCCCGTGAGGCCGTCACTTCGATGACGGGCACGTCCCGAACGCTCTTGATTGTTTGTTTCACCATGTCGCCGCCTTGGTTGGTCTCAACCACGATGGCGTCGGCTGAATAGAGGTCATAACCGGACAGCGCGCGGCGTGCCCAACCGTTGGGGCTGAGCGAACACGTCAGATCGTCCAGAACGTAACCCCGGCCATCTACGCCAATGCCGGCGACGATGATCCCGGTTTCTGCCGTCCCTTCGGAAACTGCGGTTTCCTGCGCCTTACCGGCTGGGTCAATGGCGACCACGATGCGCTGCATATCAGGGAGCTTGTCCCCAACCTTGCGCCGGGTCCGGTCCAGCATGTCCCGCGTCCAGAGCGATCCGGGCACGTCGTCTAGCAGTTCCGCGCCAATTTCTTGGCGTCCCAGCCGGGTGCCTTCGTACTTCCGCTTGATCTGTTCTAAGAACGCGCCGGCGAGGTTCTTAGCATTGTCGTAGGTCGAACCCCGCGTGATCACCGTCTTTTGGTCCGCCATGATCTGGCGCAACAGGACAATGGGCCGGGGCGTGGTCGTGATCAGCTGGCGCGGGGTCTCCCCAAGGCGCAAGCCGAATTGGAGCATGTCCCACGTTTCTTGAGCGTAGCGCCACTTGGCCAACTCATCGCACCAAGCCAAGTCGTGTTGGGGACCACGAAGCTGGTCCGGTTCTGTGGCGTTATAGAGTGTTGCCACTGCCCCGTTCGGCCAGGTCACGCGGCGCTTGGACGGTTCGTAGGTCGGGCGGAAGTCCTTGGGATGTATTCCCATGATCCCGCTGTCACCTTCCACAAGCACGTCTCTTGCGTCTGCTGCGGTCTCAGCAATGAGCGCAACCCGCTTGGCCCTTCCAGGCGCAAGGGGCGTATCCCCGCACACCTGAGATCGAACCCATTCTGCCCCTGCCCTCGTCTTTCCGAAGCCGCGACCGGCAAGGATGACCCAAGTGAACCAATCGCCAGCCGGGGCCAGCTGTTCGGGCCGTGCCCAGAATGGCCAATGGTGCAGAAGTTTGGCCTTGGTCTCGTTCGAGAGGTTGGCCAGTTCTGCTTCCCGTTCAGCTGGAGGAAGCGAGGCCAGCAATTCGGCGGGCGAACGCATCGGCGTCGGTGCTCACAATCTGTACAGGGGCGTCGTTCTCGTCTCCACCAACGACGGCTTGTTTCTCGCGCCAGTCTTTCGGGAAGCGGGCGGCCATCGAACGGGACCAAACCGAGGCTTGAAACTCTCGCGTTCCCAGAGCGTTCTGGCCGGCGTCTTCCCACCATTGCTGCGCTAATTCCATCGCGCATTCCAAGGCGTCACGAAATTGTGGGTTTGCCGCTTCCCATTCGTAAAAGGTTTTGCGGGTCGTCCCCAACTCCGCAGCCATCCAAGCCTTTGATTTCCCGAGCCTTCCCCATTCAATCACTTTTTCGCAGAATGAGGGGTCATAGGTAGTGGGGCGACCAACGGGGCGCGGTTCTGACATCTCTACTGTCCTTCTTTGTTTCCAGCGCCGATGCCGAAGGGAGCAAGGCGCGGGGTGTTAGATGGTTATTCTGGTTTCTCTAGTGACGGTCCCGTTCCGCGTGATCGTGGACGGGAGGGAGCTTAGGGGCCGGGTGATGGTCGCCGGCGTTGCGGGTAATCGAGTGAAGCGGAACTTGTATTCGGTGAAGGCGTCTAAGGTGAACGGGTCCCAATTTGCGGACAGTTCGAGGTCAATCCGGTTGTCGAGAGACGATTCAAGAGTGAAGGCGTCCAGACTGACGTTGACTTCGGCGTCTGTGTCTACTTCGGCGAACGCTTCGACCGTGAAGGGTGCTAGAGTGGCCGTTAAATTGGCGTTGTTCGCTTCTTGGAAGGTCGCGGTTAGTGTGAAGGGGTCGAGGGCGACCGAAAGATTGGCGTTGTTGGCCTCTTGGAAGATGGCCGTGAGCGTGAACGGGGCGAGGCTGCCAGTGAAGACGAGGCGGCGGCCCCAATCGACCTCAGACGTAAGCGTGAACGCTGACCACGTAAGCGATGCGCTTGCAACGTTGCCACGGACAAGCGTGTCAGCTGTAAGGGTGAACGCATCTAAAACAACGTCCACATCCGCGATGATCGCGGGCAGTTCGACCCGTTGGATAAGGCCCGAGATCGGCCCGGCCGATATAGGGTAAGACGATATTGAAAGCGCGGTGACAGTCGGCGCGGATGGGGCGGGCGGTTCCGCTCCAAACGCGGTCGTTTGCAGAACACCGAGAGACGCCTTGCCAGCCCGTAGCCTGTAAGCCGCCGCAAGCCTCACATCCCGCTTGAATGGAAAGCGGGACAGATTAGCCATTGGCTATGACAAACTCTAGTTCTGGGATGCCGGTCGCGGTTGTGTCGGAGGCAATGGCGAGCACCAAGGCGCTGTTGTCGTAGAGAACGGGCATGGCGGTTCTAGCCAGATCGTGAACATCGCCGTCGTTTGCGATGCGACACCGGCCGGACCAGAGGGGGCGAAGAACCAGAACGTTAAATGCGCCGGCGTTCATGGCCGTGCCGCCGTTGGTAACGATCACGCTCTCAATGGTCTGGACGCCGGAATCACCCGCCTGAAGCGCCAGTTGATACATGCGGCCGAGGGTAAGGCCAGCAGCGGCTGTCGCGGGCAGGATCACGGTAGATCGTCCAGTCGTTCCCGCTTGGTTGGTGTAGGTCACTTGCACCTGCCATGCGGTACCGGTGGCAAAGGCGGTGCTGACTTCAATCCAGATTTGCGTGTCGTTAAACGATGCGTTCGGCATCCGGGACGAATAGGACGGCTGGCCACTAAGGGTCGTGGTGCCAGCGGCGAAGCCGTAAGCGCCCGCTTTGAACACCATGTCGAACATTTTCATTCGACACGCGACGGATGAGCCAAATTCGACTTGAGCCAAGTACCCGACGTTGCCGCCGCCGAACGTATCAATCGGAGGGCAGCCGGCGGTTGCATCTGTCGGAACGACCCCGGCGGTTGTCGAGGTGCCGGCTAAGGTTCCCGCTCCGGGGTTCCCTGCAAGGTCAAAAGTTGAGAACCAACCCGTGGCAACCGAAGTGCGCGAAGCGGTTTTGGCAAGGCTCACATGCTGCTTCGCCGCGCCGATAAACCCGTCAAAAGTCGTAATCGGCATCCGTTATTCCCCCGGCCAGTCGATGACGGGCAGTTCTGCGATGAGGCTTTCAATGGTCGGTGCTGGACGCTGTCCGGCTTGGACCTGCCCCATGATCAAATAGGCGGATAGCCAAACACTATCGCGCCACGGGACGAACACAGCGGCTTCAGCCTGCCACCCCGGCATGGTGCTTGTGATGTAGGAGGCACATGCGACCCCGTCGGCGTAGCCTTTAGACCGTGCCGTGGCGTCGATATGGCCTTGAATCGCAGTTGCGTATTGCGCTTGTGTCGGCGGCGGAGGTGGGGGCTGCGGGGGCGGCACATACTGCGTTCCGTCCCATGTGTCGCCTATGTTTCCACCGTCTGGACCAATCGTCAGACCGTCCGGTGCCGTGTAGTCATCACCGACAATCACGACGTTGACGACAAGGCCAGACGTATCAAGAAGCGTGGCGCGCATCAGTAAATCTCCACAAGGAACGCGCAACCCGGAGCTCCGGTGCCGCCGCTTGTGTTGGCAGCGACGAAGTTGGAAATTCCACCGTCCCCACCTGCCCCGAACCCGACTGCGGCGGTGCCATTAAATGCGAACCCAGTCGGCGGCGGCGTGCTCACCGGTGCGCTTCCGCCAAAAGGCGAAGCTCCGCCCTTACCATTCGAAGGCACAAACCCTGCCGAGCCGGAATTATAGGGGCCGCTGAATCCTGCGTTTCCTGGAATCGCATAAAGTCCGGTTCCAGCAGTTCCGCCAGAGCCGCCTATTCCGAACAGACCCGTCGTCCCGAGATTGCCGCCCGTTCCGCCGTTAGCGGTAACATGCGAGCCAAACGACGAATTGCCACCGTTGCCGCCTGCCGTGTTCGATGCAGCCGTTCCGCCAGCGCCAATCGTGACGGAAACGCTGGAGATCGCAAGCACGTCAACGATGCCAATTGATAGGCCACCGGAGCCACCGCCGCCGCCCGAGGTCATAAAGCTGGCGTTACCTGTGGAACCACCCCCGCCGCCACCGCCGGCCTGCACAGCCGCAATAACCGCACGGCACCCGGCAGGCCGGTTCCAAGTCTGTGACGTTGTGATGATGCGCAACGTCGGCGTCAAAAATCGATGCGCGTTGGCGTTGAGCCAGACGTTTTTGGTCCCAGCTGAAAAGTTGACTGCGGCCCCGCCGTTTGAAGACGCTATAGGAGCGGTTCGCGCAATCACATTGGTCCCGGTGTACGTGCCGAAACCGACTTCCCACTGATCAAGCGTTTGATGCGCAATGGCGTAATAGATGGTGTCGGATGCAGCGCAGACAGCGGAGAATGTTCTAAACCCGATTGGGGCCGTGCCCGTGACCGAGATTGCGCCCGTGCCCGTCGTGGTCGTCGTGTCTTGGACGCGGTCAGCCCAGATATGGGGCATCAGGCGTTACCCGACCCAATCGTAAACGTCGTGATGGTGATTGTCTGTCCGACACTGATGGACGTGTTTTCGATGGTCATGTCCCCGCCGCCGCCTGTGCCTGTGATCGTGCCCTGAAGATGGCATGTTGTGCCGGCGGAGTCGTACACCCGGAAATGGCCCGCCGTGCCCGTCGCGTCCGCCTCAAGGTCCTGCCATGTGCCGGATTTGGCCTTGGAACCGCCCGTCGCGGCAGCCATCCAATCGGATGGCAGCGTAAGGGTGGAGAGGACCGTGCCAGTGTCAGCGGCGGCGCAGTTGGCCGGGGGCGAGCCCGACCGAATGCGAATGATGGCGCTGGTCCCGATGGTGGTTTCAATCGAATCCAGCGCGGCGTTGCGGACGGCAGTGGAGGCTTGGAGCGGCATTATGCGAGCCTCAGACGGTTCGAGCGGCGGGACTGGAGGGCTTCAAGGATGGCCTCCGCAGTGCGGCGGTCAGACTTGTGAATGACCGTAGTGCGATCCTGGACGGGGGCGCGGTCCATAACGGCTTTGATGTCCGCATGGGTTTTGGTCATGGCGCGGGGAGGCTCCCACGCTTTGCGGCGCGAACGGCCAGCGATGAGGAAGCACAGCGGCGTCAACAGCACGTTGGCGAGGGCGAGGCTGGCGCTAATGCCGATTTGCGTTCCTTCCTGGACAGCTTCGCCGGGCTTCAAGTCCCAAGCCACCATCTTTGCGACAAAGGCTGTCTGGTTGACGACGGGCGAGCTTTCGAAGGTCGCTTCAGCCGCCTTGGCCGTCTTGCTGTCGATAATGCGCTGCGTGGCTTCGATGCGCTTGGTCAGGTTTTCAGCCTGTTCGACCATGCCGATACGCTTTTCAACGTCGGCTTTCTTTTCCATGAGCTTCTGGCACTTGCGCTTGCAGCCGCCGCGTTGTTCTTCCAACTCAACAGCCTTGGTCACGGCTTCGAGTTCACCGCGAAGGGCTTCGGCCTTGATGGTGGGAGCCCATGGGGCTTGCGCCGTGAGATCGGCAAGCTGCTTTTTCCAGAGCGTGACGGATTCGCGGTCAGCTTCGAGGCTGGCGCGGGTGTCCTCAAACTTGGTGTTGTGGACGCCGGTCTGCTGGACGTTTTCCACCCGCTGGCCCTGCGTATAGCCGACGTGGGAGAAGTACTCGATGCCGAGCAAGGGGATAGCGCAGACCCCGAGCACGATGGCAAGGCCGGGGTGACCGTGCTCTTTCATGCGGTATGCGGCTTCAGGGAGGAAGGCCGCGACCATTGACAAGACAGCAAGGCCCAGAGCGTGAAGGACGCTCATGGACCAGCCGAACTTGGCCGTCATAAGAACGGCGACGATTAGAGAGGCGATGCCGAGGCCAAAGAAAAAGCGCCCGAAGGCGTCCAGCTCGTCAAACTGAGCCTTGATTGCGGACAGCATGGGGGTTGTCTCCTGTGGGGGTATCAGGGGACGCGGTACGGTTGTAGCTTCACGTGAAACAGTTGTATGTTTCACACGTTCTTAGCGAGAAAGCCCGCGACGGCGGTTTCGAGACCGCTGCCGGGAATGTTGCCGAGGCCAGCGAAGTCGATGAGGCCGATCACAATGGCGATGGAGCCGGCGAGGCTAAGAAACGGCCTCACCTGCCCGAAAACATCGGGGGCGTTCATGTTGGATTCAGCCGGGTTGTGCGATTGTTCGGGCGTTGTCAGTGAGTAGCGTACCGACAAAACAAAGCGGCGCTCTCAGTCCGGTTG